ATGAAAGAGTCATACTGTGAAGAGTTAGTTACTTACACTGACCTCGAGTCATGCGTTGGAACTCGTGAGGGTTTCAGCGAAGCGTTGACAGAGGTCCGTATGAGCTGGGTATTGAGCCGTGAAACAGTTCTTTAGGGTGCCGACGTTGCCGCAGAAACTTAAGCTTGCCACTTTGAAGATCAAGTAAAATAACATTTCTACAAACTTGAGATGCTCTGCGATAACCATAAGTGTTACGTATATAGGGCGAAAATCTTAGCCCCTCATTTAGTCCGAAAATAATTTTTCATATAGATTGGAAGCCCGGTGATTACTGCCGGGCTTTTTATTTTTGAGAGATAAAAAAGGCAAGGGGCACAAGTGAAACTTTCAAAAAAGAGCGTCAGAACGGTAAAAAAGTTAATTTCAAAAAACAAAGTGGCGTACAAAGTGGCGTACAAACGCAAACGCAAAAAAAGGCCCAGCTAACAAATGTTAACTAAGCCCTTTAATTTTATTGAAGCCGATGCGCAGACTCGAACTGCGGACCTACTGATTACGAATTATTTATTCGTTTTTAAATGCCTTGAAATATCAATAACTTGCGCTGAATTATCGTTGCCTGGTTGGGCAGCGATTTTGTCTTGATCATATTCTCTTTTGGCTTTATCCAGATACTCCTGGCGCTGTTGATTTATTTCCCGCCGTCGGGCTTGAGATATATGAGTATATATTTCTGTGGTTCTGCTTGAGGCATGATCAAGTTCAACTTGCACAGCTCGCAAATCACCGGTTGCTTCCAGGGTGAAAGTTGCATAAGCATGTCTTAATAGGTGCGGATTGATTTTCACTCCGGCTAAGCGCCCCGCCGTCGCCCAGGCCTTTTTCTGATTAGAATACGGTTCTCCTGTAACCGGGCTCGGAAAAATCCAACCAGAAGCCTCTCCTTTGCCTGCCTTCGCCCAGGCTGGAGAGAGCAGCCGCCGGCAGCGATCGCTAAGAAATGCCATGCGCTCTTTATCGCCTTTCCCTTTGACGTTAATACTTCCAGATTCCCAGTTTATCATTTCCCAACGCAAATTTGCTGCCTCGGACCAGCGCAGGCCATTATCATAAAGTATTCCGGCAAGAGCTTCTTGCATGGGATCGTGTTTTCCGAGAGCGCTCAAAAACGCTTCGATCTTTGCGGGGGTCGGGATCTGCGGTAAGGGTCTCCGACTTTTTAGCTTTTTAATTTTGAATGGCAGCGGGTAGCTGTACTCCTGTTCGACCATCCAGCTGATAATGCTGCTCAGGTAGGCCAGCTCTTTATTGATTCCGGAAGGTTTAATCTCCCCGATCCGTTTGCCTTGGGCAGTGACCCGGCCCGCCTTTTTACGCAAGGATATATAATCCTCGATGAGGCTGCGTGTAATCCGATTTACCGGGTAGTGGCCAAAGTGCGGTTGCAGTTTTTTGAGCGTCAGTTCGATATCTTTGACCGTCTTGACGGCCCGATGGTTACGCATCCAGGTTAAATACTCCGGCAGAATGGCATTGATGGTCGGGTTTTTCAACGGCCCGCTACCATGCTGTTTACGGAGATCAGCTTCGGCAGCGTCGGCCTCGGCCCTGGTGCCGACATAGATCAACCGCTGGCGCGCTTTTTTGGAATCATAGTAGTCGACCATCCACTTATTGGATTGGATGACGCCTTTGCGTTTATAAGGTCGGACGGCCATCGATTTGCCTTTTTTATTTTTCGCTCAAACTTATCTATTGCTTAGTCTATTTTCCGTATATCATAAACTTTATCGCTAACTATTTTAAGGATGTATGTCTTGTTTTGGTATTTATAAACCCACTCCTCAGCCTTGAACCATCCGCTTCTGGTTCTGATCTCGCCGACTGTTTCCCGGCTTATCGGTTCGCCACAGTTATCCAGAACTTTATATTTACTATCTCCAGTACAGACTATGGCTCTCTTGTAATGCATACAGTTTGCAATGGCTAAGGCGTTGGTGGATATTAACAGAATTAGAATGATGGAAAAGATTAGTTTTTTCATGAATGCCGCTCCTGGTTTAATTTATGTGTTAGTGTTGATTTATTTTAACCGAGGTTTTCTTCACCTGTCCGGCCAGATCCTTTTTTATCATGCCGGTGCCGCGAACTATTTGGTTACCGGGGTTGATAGTCGTATTTTCGTTACTCATCTTAAGAATGAAGTTGTTCTCGTCTAACAATTGGAACTCGACATAAACCTTTACTGGATCAGAACTCGGGTTGTGGAGTGTTGTCTGCCAGGCGTAGGTGCGGTAGCTATGGCCAGAGTCGGTCCAGCGCATAGACTGGCTTTCGATCTTGATTAAAAGCCTGCGAGCTGGCGGGGTGTATTGCGTGATTAATGGGTTCCCGGCCGGTATTGATAGCGCGGCACCGGATCTGGAACCTGTGTCGGGAGCTGGTTTAAACAGGGCAATTAACCCGAGAACTGCGACTATTCCCAGCAGGATCGGCAGCTTATCTTTTGACGTATCGGGGAAAAGTGGGGTTTTGCAGTAGGGGCAGTTTTTAAATTTTGCCGGGGCCGGGCGGCCGCAATTCGGACAGTTTGTCATCCCGTCGGTGGGTTTATTTCCGGTTGCGTTTACCGCCGACGGTCGGTTGATCCTCTGATAATACCCGCGCTTGCCGATATAGATGGGGAAAGTGATAATCCAGAGCAGGGCGCAACTTAAACTCCAGCCCAGCGGGCTCATATTAAAAAAGCCGCTCGACTGGCCCTTACGGATGCCGATCGATTGAGCATCGAAATATACCCAGATACTGGTTACAATGATTAATAGCGGAACAACAGAACTATAAAATAAGATGTCAAACATGCTCTTTCTCGCAAACTATTATTTTCTAAAGTAAAAATATTTTCTATTTAAATTACTACCTGTTTATACCTTTGGTTAATATAGATAGATTATATTATCTACATGTCTATAGCTCCGAACTCGGCGCGGGGCGCTTTGCTGGTGGGCTGCGCCTGAGTATCATTTCCCGTTGGCAGCCGGATCGAGGTTGTTCCCGTTGGTTCCTTTCTTTAGTAATTCAATTTGATTTTCAAGTGTTTTGATTTTAGCGAAAAAGCTTTGTTCCAACGCTGAAAACTTGGCGCTGAGGGTACGTTCACGGTCAACCGATTCGACGGCAGCATGGAAGGCATCAACGTTATAGGTCAGGGCGATGCTGTAGGGGGTGTTGGATTGTAAAACGCGGGCGGTTTTGCCTAAGAGTTCATCGAGCCGATCGGCGGGTGCTGCGGTTGGGGGTTCGGGTTGGGGTTCTTTGTCTTTGTTTTCCCAGGCAAGTCGCACCGATGTATGGACCGGCTTCGTGAACATATCCCCTTCACCGGTTTCGAGCCAACGTCTGGAGATTTTATGATTTATTTGGATCAATTGCATTAATTGGTCTGAAGGTACTTTATTTTTTTTCTCTATGTCTGAAACGTAACCGCCCGTTATTCCAGTGGAATTTCCAAATTCCTTTTGGGTGAGATCAAGAGCTCTTCTGGCTTTTCTTAATCTTATTCCGAAAGTTGCAGTTTTTTCTGTTGACATAATAAGTTCAAATGAGTTATTCAGATTGAAACTGACTTTTTCAGCTTAGTTTCTCGGTTTGCAAATTTAACCGTTCGCTTTTGGAGGTCACACCATGTCGAAAGTCATTCTAATAAATGGCTCAGGGTTGGGGATAACTCATCACGCCAAACTTCTGGAGGCAGAATATCGCCGCCAAGGAATAGCCTGCAGGCGCTGCCAAACAGGCAGGCGGCTTGATCCGGGAACAATAAAGACAATCAACTCGTTCACTGGTTATGTAATTATTGAAACCAACCAAGCGACGATCGAAGGGATAACCCCCTGGCAAACAATAGAGGTCTCTGGTGGTCGTCAGTAAACATTACAGAAACTTACTTTCAGTATTAACCATAAATTTGCAGGTTTTACAATGACAAAATTTAAAGATGAAGTGAAGTTGCAGTCCTGGCAGATCTTTGCCGCCGCCCGGCGGCATCTGGGACCGAGCGTAGTTTCGGCTATTTTTGGCAAGCGCCGGGCGCGTATGGCCTATTTATGGGCCCAGGATCCGGCGGTTACTGATTCTCATCATGGCCGGGATCCGCTGGAGTCGATCAAGATGATGTTTGAGCGCATGGCTGAGGTCGGTCGGGGTGATGTGGTGCGGTCGGCATTGGGTTATCTGGCTGGAGCTTTGGACGATAGCACCGAGATCGATCCGGTGGTGGATTGTTTACCGACTATGGATGCTGAGCTCTTGGCTGATTTCGGGGCTGTGGCTCTGTTGCGGGAAGGGATTGAGGAAGATTTCGAACCCGAAGAGGTCGAGAGGTTGGCGCAAGCCGCAATCGATGAAGTGGGCCGGTCGTTGGCAAAATATAAAGCCGAAATTAAAAAGCGGAGCTGAACGTGACCGAGCTTGACCAGGTGAAATCAGAGCTAAAAGAGGTTCAGGGCTCACTAAATGCGGTTATGGGGTTGCTGGAATCAGTAGTGGGGCGACTCGACCGGTCCGATGTGGCCCAGGGTGAACCGACAATCTATGAAGTCGGTTGTGAGATGTCTCCGGAAACGATCAACCGCGAAATCTCCAGGGGCAATCGCCGCCCCCTGCACGAGCAGAATAAACGGCGGCTGCAAGCATTAAAAAAAATTACAATCAGGTCGTCGTAAAAGGACTGATTATTCTCCAAGGAAATAAAATGCCGGACCAAGCACTAGAAGAGAAAGAGCGAAACCCGATATTAACTGCGGCTGAGATCGCCGGTGATTTGCAGGCTGACGATCTTTCCGACAACGTCATTGAGAGGTTTGCCGAAAAGATCTACCCCGCCGGGATGCGATGCCCACGTTGTCAAAACATTTTAACCGAAACCCAGAAGAAAGCCTTGCTGCGCGGCGGTCGGGTGGTTTGTAAGCATTGCCAGAAATGGTTCAGCTTTTTTTACGGGACTCGTTATCTTGGCACCCATCTAACAATTAAACAGATCGCCTGGTTGGCACTGTTGCTTGATTGTGGTCTCAGTAATCGAGAAGCGGCAAAACGAATCGATCTTCACGTTGACACGGTCAATAGTTGGCGTCATCGCTTTGCCGGTAGACCATCAAGCTATATGGCCCGCCGACGTAAATCTTTAAAGACTCCCTCCTCCCCCCGGCTGTCAAAGGTTGTATCGGGCTCGACCGGCAGCACTGCCCAAACCTCTCTGTCTGAGAATACCTCTCCTGGGTGGGCGACGGCCTCACCTGCAGAAAACCCGGAGCCGTTAAATGAAATTATTTGCGATATCTGCGGGGCTAAAAACCCGCGAAATAGTCGCTGTTGCGGGGGTTGTTATGCTCCGTTAGATTGATGTTGAACCGCTGCCGGTGTGGCGGCCAGAAAAAAGGTATATCTCAAGTGCAACTCAATGAAATAATAATTGATAACTTCGCCGGTGGTGGCGGTGCCAGTACGGCGATTGAATTGGCAGGCTTTAAAGTTGATATTGCAATCAACCACGATCCTGAAGCGATCTGTATGCATATGGCCAACCACCCGGACACTAAACATTATTGCGAAGATGTCTGGTCGGTAAATCCGCACGAAGCGGTTGCCGGGCGTCCGGTCGGGTTGGCGTGGTTTAGTCCGGATTGTAAACATTTTTCCAAAGCCAAAGGCGGCAAGCCGGTCGAAAAGAAGATCCGGGGCTTGGCTTGGGTAGTCGTGCGTTGGGCTGCAGCTGTGCGGCCACGAGTGATCATCCTTGAAAACGTAGAAGAGTTTCAGACTTGGGGGCCGTTAGGCCTGGATAATAAGCCAGATAAAGTCAGCAAGGGGTTGACGTTCCAGCGCTGGAAAAAACGCCTGCAGGATCTTGGTTATGTTGTTGATCACCGAGAGCTCAAAGCCTGCGATTATGGAGCTCCGACAATTCGTAAACGCCTCTTCTTGGTAGCCCGGTGTGACGGTCAACCTATCGTCTGGCCAGAACCAACCCATGGACCCGGATTAATCCCATATCGAACCGCAGCGGGATGTATCGACTGGTCGATTCCGGCACCGAGTATTTTTGAACGCAAAAGACCGCTCGCTGAAAACACATTGAAACGTATTGCTAAAGGCATCAAAAAGTTTGTCATTGATGCGGCTGAACCTTTCTGCATCACCTATTATGGGCCAAAATCAGAAGATGAGTTTCGCGGCTTCGGTATGGGTGATCAGATCCCGACCCAGACCACAGAAAACCGGTTTGGTTTGGTGGTGCCGTTCATCACAGAACACGCCAACGCCAGTAGCCAACGCAATATGCCCGCTGACGAACCGCTGCGAACTCAGTGCGCTCAGGTTAAAGGCGGCCACTTTGCTTTGGTTGCCCCGATTATTGACCGGCAATTTGGTCAAAGTAAAGGGAATAGCGTTGCTGACCCATTGGGCACTACTACCGCTGACGGTTTGGGTAAATCAGCTCTGGTCACGGCCTTTCTAGCCAAGCATTACACTGGCGTCGTTGGGCAGTCAGTAGAGCAGCCAACCGGCACAGTCACAACCAAAGATCATCATGCTTTAGTCACTAGCCACCTGATTAAGATGCGCGGCACCTGCCGTCCCGGTCAGGATGTGCGGAAACCCATGCCGACAATTACTGCCGGCGGATTGCATGTCGGTGAAGTCCGGGCTTTTTTGATCAAATATTACGGCAATGAAAAAGACGGCTGCCAACTCCGTGATCCGCTGCACACGGTTACCACTAAGGATCGCCTGGGTTTGGTAACAGTCGCCGGACAAGATTATCAGATTACCGATATCGGCATGCGTATGCTGGCCCCGCGTGAACTCTTCAAAGCCCAGGGATTTCCGGAAAGTTATATCATCGATCCGCTTTACAACGGCAAGCCCATGACTAAAACAGCTCAAGTACGGATGTGCGGTAACTCGGTGTCGCCCAACCCGGCGCAAGCGTTGGTTGAGGCTAACTATAAACAGAGCACAGCAACCAGCGCTGTTAATTGGCAATAAGATGCCGTCCTACAAAGAAAGAGGTTTTAATCATGTCAGATACACAGATTGACCGGATTAACCAGATTATCGACAAAGCCATTGACCGGGCCATCCCGGTGTTGCTGATCCTGGCCGCTATCTGCGCCGTTGAGTTGTTGGTTGTCAACCTTTGGCGCTGGGGGATGCAAGGATGAGCACTTTATTTGATAAATTTCCGGGCCTGGCCCGTTATGATCAGGACGCCGATCAGGGTGCGGTGGTGGCCAACATTCAGGAAGACCCTTTCACTAAAATCTTTCTCGATGCTCTCAAGAAAACCGACGCGGCTGCCCGGCAGCGTTACTGCGGGGCTTTTTTTGCGGGGGTCAACTTCTTGGCCTGGGCTCGGGATAATGCCGGGGCCGATTTCGGCGATTATCTGGATACCGAGACCAAGATTGACGATCTTTGGTGCAAGAAGGCGCCGGAAGAGAGTTTTATTGCCGCCTTGCGGGTTTGGGCTGGAGCTTATCTCTATCTTGCCCGACGCTGTCACTGGGCTTTGATCGATGAAATTAACGCCCAGCTCAAGGGTGAGGAGCTGCAGCATGGGTTGGGCTAAGGAAAACCTCTCGGCCGGAGAGCGGGCCACCATCGCCCGAGGGCTTTTTGAGGTCGATGACAACCGTTCCAATGAAATCTGGATGCGGGGTTTGTGTCCGATCCATGGCGAGACTAATTCATCATTCGGCTATAATATCGTTGAGGACTATTTCAACTGCTTCACCTGCTCTGCAACCGGGGATCTGATCGATCTCTTCAGCCAAATCAATAGCCTGAACAAAGAGGATGGCTTTAAGCAGTTTCAGGCTCAATTTGGCCGGGGTGTGGCACCAGATAGAGCTGCAGGAACCAAGGGCGCGAAAAAGCCGCCAAAACTCACCCCCAAGCCCCCCAAAGAGAGCCCGATCATTGCTGAAGAGATCTGGGCCCGGATGCAGTCATTGCCGGAAGAGCGGTTGCAACGGTTGCAGGATGTGCGCGGCTGGACACCGAAGACTATCAAGGATCTGGATCTGCGCTTCCAGACCCTCTATCGCGCGAAAAAAAACGGTAAGATCATCGAGATCAAAAAGCCGGAACGGGTGGCGATCCCGATCCGTGACAAAGAGGGCAAACTCCGCAATATCCGCCTCTATAAACCGGGCGCCAAAGATTACAAGATCATCTCTTGGGGGCAGGATTACGGCAACGCCCGCCTCTTCCCCGCCCTGCCTATCGACAATAGCACTATCCTGCTCTGTGAAGGCGAACCCGACACCATCTGCGCGATTGCGCACGGTTTCAACGCTATCACCCAAACCAGCAAAACCCGCAACTGGGATGCCGAACACCTAGCCCCGTTTGTTGATCGTGATGTCGTGGTTGCCTACGATGCCGACCAGGCGGGGCAAACCCACGCCGGACACGCCCTGAAGGCCCTGGCTAAAGTGGCGGCTTCGGTACGTCAGCTTGAATGGCCGCCGTTTATGGGCCGCACTCAAGAGGGTGATTGGCCCAAAGATCACGGTCAGGATCTGACCGACTATTTCGTTAAACACAAGAAGACCGCCGAGGATCTGCGCGAACTGATCGCCCGGGCTCCGGTCTACGAAGCCGAAGACGAAAAAGAACCCGACAAAAAATCGAGTGAGCGCCAGTTCTTCACCCAAGGCATTAATGGCCGGCTGTCGTTTAAATCGCCATTGCTGGTCGATCGCATAATGAAAGATGTCTCGCTGTTGTCTGATCCGGAAACCAGCGTGCTATATCGCTGGAATATGGTTCATTGGGAAGAGTACAGCGTCGAAAATGTCAGCGCTACAGCGCTTCGCTACCTGGGCCAGGAGGCTTCGAAAGCGCGGGCCGAGGATGTTGTTTACCAGGTGCGCCGCCTTTCAACGATACCTCACGGCCGCAAAGTCAACGATCGCGTCGACTGGGCCTGCCTGCAGAATGGTATGCTCAATCTCAAAACGCTGGACTTAAAATCTCACACCAAAGATTTCTATGCAACCAATGTCCTGGGCGTAAAATTTGACGGCAAAAGCACAAAAGCCTGCGAGCGCTGGCTCAAGTTTCTCGCTGAGACCATCCAGGATCCCGACTCAATTAAACAGTTTCAAGAGTTCGCCGGCTACTGTCTGACCCGCGATGTCAAGTATGGCAAGTGCCTGCTGCTGATAGGCGACGGGAGCGATGGCAAATCCACCGCCCTGAAGATCCTGCGCCAACTCGTTGGTAAGCAGAACTGTTCATCGGTCGGTTTCGAGGAGCTCGACGACCAGTTCCACCGCTCTGCCCTGAAAGACAAACTCTTAAACACCGCAACCGAGGTCGGCAGCAAAGCCCTGGAAAGTAATCTTCTGAAAGCCCTGGTCACCGGGGAGGAGGTGCGCGCCGCCTTTAAACACAAGGACGGCTTCGACCTTTCATCGTACTGCAAGTTCGCCTTCTCCGCCAACCGCCTGCCCCGTGTTCTCGACAACTCTGACGGTTTTTTCCGGAGACTCCTGATCATCCGTTTTAAGAAACAGTTCATGGGCGCCGCCGATGATACTAACCTGATAGAGACACTGGAGACCGAACTCTCCGAGATCTTCTCCTGGGCCCTGGTCGGCCTGCACCGCCTCATGGAGCAGAGCCGCTTTTCCGACAGCGCAGAGTCACAGGAGATCATGCAGGCATATCGCCGCCTCAACAATCCTATCCAGTGCTTTGTCGAAGACTGCTGCGCAATTGAAGAGGATAGCAACGCTGTTAAAGACACCCTTTACGGCAAATATCGTGAGTATTGCGGCAAGTATGGTTACATGCCCCAGAATTACGAAAACTTCCTGCGAGAGCTGCGCTCGGCTGTCAAGAACCTGAGGGACTTTCGTCCGCGCGTTTCGGGTGGTGCCCGACCCCGTAGCCTGAAAGGCATCAGGTTGGTGGAGGGATGATGATTATAAGATTAAGCCACCGATCCCCCGTACCCCCAGCAGATCCCGTTCGCGGTGCTCACAGCTCCGAGGCAACCATAAGGCGCTCCTGCACCCTGAAAACACCTGAAACCCCGCTCATGGTACCAACCCGGTCCACCCTGGTCCAGGGGGGGTGGTACCAGCAAACCGAGCAACCAAGCGGGTTAGAGCGTGGTGGTCCAGGTGGTCCACCCATATCAAACATAATGCACATGTGCGCCCGCGCATATTATTATATTCTTTACAAATCTTTCTTTTATTTAAAAAATAGTTGGACCACCTGGACCACCCCAAAAAATCCCAACGTTCATGCGGTCTCGCTGGTACCACCCCACCCGGACCACCCCGGTACCAACTCGGACCACCAAATAATCAACGGGTCCTTCTGGCGAAATCACAGCTAGCGGGCAGCAAAGCACCCGAAAAACGCGCACGGTTGAAATTTTTTCAGCCCTTGAATTATTGAATGGTCGTAATGTTTTGCAATTGATCGGGCTCACGGTGATCCTGATTGTGGGGATCCGGTAGTCGGAGAGTGGGGTAGATGATGCAACAGGAAACGGTAAGTAAAATGGGAGGGCTGAAAATGACGGCTGGCGGGGATACAATGATTGATCCGAGGGGGGTAGGCGAAAAAGGGCGCGGGGGGGCGCGGGTGGTGGCCTTTTCTATAGCCGCTGTTGGCGTGGCCGCCGATTGGCGTTGGCTGGATGAAGAGGTATGTCGGTTGTGGCTCCTGAAGCAATTTTATCCGGCCGGGCCGAGTTGTCCTGTCTGTGGGGTTGAGGTTCGTAATGGTAAAGCAACAGATAGCTGGTGGCATTTGCGCCGGGTCCACTGCCATAACTGCGGTAGCTTCTATCGGGCGACCAGAAATACCATTCTACATCGTTGCAATTTAAAGTTTCGGCAGGTTGTAATGCTGGCCTGGGCGTTCGTTTTAGGTTTGGATAACTCTCGCGCTGCCAAGCTGTCCGGAATCAATCCAAAAACCGCCCGATTGTGGCGGCTTCGCTTGGAGGTAGTGGTGACGAACACAAGAAGTGAAAAGGAGTTAATCAATGAAAAGCTTTAAACTCTCGATCCATGGCAGCCGGTCTTTAACAGATGAACGGGTGAAAATCATTCTTTTAGAGAAGATCAGAAAATATTCTCCTACAACCTTGGTTACTTATGCCGAGCCAGGTGGGGTCTGTGAGATTGCCAGGGATCTCTGTAAAGAGATTGCTTTACCTCTGAAGTTACATTTTTTAAATTTTCGCTACTTGCGTGGGGCTTTCGAGCATCGCAGTAAAGATGCGATCGCCGATTCTGACTACTGTATTTTTATTCACGACGGCAAAAGCAAGGGCACGCATAACGAAATGAAACTGGCCAAGAAGATGGGGATCCCTTTCGAGCACCATGAACTGCCACCAGCCGAATTTGACAAGAGCGTCGGTTTCGATATCGAGGTCGACTGGGATCAGCTGATCATAGATGATAGTCAACTTGAAGAAAGTCTTAAAACCCTCAACAATCTGAACGTCTGATGCCGAACCCGAATAAAACCACATCCGACAAGCTGAATGATGCTCTGGCTTATGAAGAGCAGATTTTAAAAGGTGCAGTGATCAAGACCCTGGCCAAAGTCCAAGGGAAGCCAACTGCCGAGAACACCCGTAACCATCAGGCCGCGAAGAAAGCTTTAGAAGGGTTTCAGCACAAACGTCAGATAACTGAAAATCCGGATGAGGTAGTTTTTAAGACGGTGGCCGAGGCTTATAGATATGCCGTGGATAACGACTATCGCCGGACGCGGCAGACGATGGATAATCATATTGAGTCGGGTTTTTTGGTGCGGCTTGCGGATGGCAGGATCTCTAAACCGGCGGTCGATGCTTATTTGGCGATGCAGGCCGGCATCGATACCGACAACCCAGTTGCGGTCCTCGAAATGCGGGACCAGGAGGCCAAGACCAAAAAAACCGAGGCTCAGGCTGAAGTTTGGGGTATTCGGGCGCGGCGAGAACGGGGCGAATTGATCTATCGTGATGAGGTGGAAGGGATGCTCGCGCAAAGGGCTCAGTTTCTACGACAGGATCTGGAGAGCTTTTTCCGGGTGTTGTCTCCGGATGTGATCGCCCTGGTCAATGGTAATGAGGACCGGGTTTTTGATCTGACGGAATTTGGCCTGGACCGTTTGGAAGAACATCTTGATCGCTACAGTCGGCCAATGCCGATGGGAGAGGTTTATAAAGACGCGGGGCCGGTAACTGTCCCTGTTAAGGAAACATAACGACCAGAATCAGGTGCGGGCCGAAAACTACCAGCAAACGCCCGCGCTTATTCCCGTCCCCTGAATTTGCTGGTTATGTGAGTACCGGAGGTGTGAAATGAACAAGGCAAGGCGTGAAAGAATAGAAGTAATAATTGACCAGTTGAACGCCATCTCAGAGGAGCTAGAAACCCTGTATGAAGAAGAAAGCGAAGTTTTAGAAAATATACCTGAAAATTTACAGGGGTCAGAGCGCTACGAAAAAATAGAGGACGCTGCCGGAACCATCGATAACACTGCAACTGAAATTAGTACGGCGGCATCTGAACTTCAAGAAGTTATAGAAGCATAACATTGTCAATAAATGGAAAAACCATAAGGAATAATGACAAAACTGGAGATTTTTACCGCTAATGGCTGAGGCCCTGCAACAATTTTCTTTTTTCGAGCCGGTTCACTGGGTTCAGGCTGAACGGGATATCTGGCGGCGGCGGGAGCGCTTGACGGTTTCTGCTTTTGCGGAGAAGCATATCACCGTGGTGGGTGGGGCAATGGCGGGGCCGTGGCGAAATCAGTCGGTGCCTTACCTGGTTAAGCCGATGGATACTTACGGTTTGCCTTATGTCCGGGAGTTGGTGATCTGCGCGGTGGCGCAATCAGGTAAAACTCGGGCGGCTTATAATTGTTTGTTCTGGAGCCAGGATCGGGATCCGGGCCCGGCGATGACGATTATGTCGGGCCAGGCGGCGTTGAACAAGTTTTACGCTGATTTCCTGATTCCGACCATGCAGCAGTCGGAGCGGCTGGCGGCGCAACTCTCGACCAACCCTGACGATACGGCTAAACGGCGGATCAGTTTAAAATCGGGCGTTACTTTTTATCCGGCCTGGGCGACTTCGGCGGCGGGTCTGGCGTCGTTCGGGATCCGCTATATGATTTTTGATGAGACCGACAAATATCCGTCAGTGGTTGGCGAAGAGACGGATCCAATCACCCTAGGCGAAAAGCGGACCCGGGTCTTTGAGCGTCGGGGCGGCTATAAGCGTATCTATATCTCGACGCCGACGCGCGAGTCTGGTTTTATCTGGAAGAAATTGCAAACCTGTCATCAGGTTTGGGTTTATGATGTGGTCTGTCCTGGATGCGGCAAAGCCCAGCAGATGCAGGTCGAACAACTTTGCTTTCCGGAAAAGCTTAGCATCGAAGAACTCGAAAACCAGCGCGCCGGGCGTTATCAATGTTTGCACTGCGAAGATCTCTGGGATGAACGCCGCCGGGAAATGGCGATTCGCGCCGGGGGTTGGCGTTGTACGAAGGGGGCCGATCTTAGCCGTCCGGAAAAAGTTGGCTTTCATATCCCGGCCTGGATCGTCTTGGACATCAGTCTGACTGAGATCGTGGTTAAATGGAAAAAAGCCCAGACCGACCGGGCCGCACTCATCGATTTTTACAACGATGTCCTGGCCGAACCCTTCGAAGATAGTTTTTCCGAGCGCAAAGAAGATCGAGTTTTAGCGTTAAAGGATGAGCGCCTGGCCGGGGCCCTGCCCGGGCTTGATGGTGAGGGTCGCGAACAGATTGCGGCTTTAATTCTAGAGGTCGATACCCAGGATAATGGCTTTTTTTATGAGGTCCGGGCCTACGGCTTTGATCGGGAGCAGGAGAGCTGGGGGGTGCGGGCCGGGTTTATCCAGACCTTTAACGGTTTGGATCAGATTATAAAGACTCTCTACAAAGATCCGCGCGGGGTTGAATACCGGATCTCGGGCGGGGCCATTGATACCGGCGGCCATCGCACCTCGGAGGTTTACGACTGGTGCCGGATGAACCCCGGCATGATGGCAATCAAAGGGCAGCAGCGCCAGACGACACCTTACCGGGTGACCCTGCTCGACCGCTATCCGGGTACCGGCAAATTGATGCCGGGGTCGATCCGGCTTTGGAATATCGACACCAATTTTTACAAAAATCAGCTCACGCAAAAGCTGGATATCGCGCCGGCCGATCTCGGCGCCTGGCATCTAAACAGCGAATACACCGAAGACTATGCCCGGCAGATGTGTGCCGAGTACCGCGATGAACGCGATCTTTGGCAGTGCCCTAAAAATAAGGCCAACCACTTCTGGGATGTGTCGGTCTACGGTATCGCTTGTGCTGACATTATGGGGCTCAGGTTTATGGCGCGCCCGGAAATCCAACCGAAAAAAACGGCCCTTAAGCCGACCTCGAAAAGCACTACAGAACCTGCCACCCGCAACCGGCCCCGGAGCCGACCGGGCTGGTTTAACCGGAGATAACAGGTGAAATTGATATGGAGCAGAAGAAATTGGCCCGTTTAAATATCGATCAGGCCCGGAAAAGAATTGGTTGCAGCCGCCCGCACGTTTACCGATTACTGGCAGAGGGCAAAATTAAAGGCTATCGCTTCGGGGTGCGGCGCGGGATCCGAATCTATGGTGACTCGATCGAGAAGTTTATGCAGGGTTTGGATGAAAATGAATAAGGGGATAAGGCTATGACTAAACCGGAACAAGAGAAACGTATGTGGTGTTATATCCAGCCTCCTCCTATGTTTGGCATTAAATGTGATAAGTGTGGAGGCGAAAATATAACATGGTCTGAGTGGCAAGGGCTGATTTGGTGTTTTGATTGCGAAATAGACACAGTCGGCACAAAGGGTATTTTTGATAGCCCAATACCAAAACAAATGGCTGAACTTTTAGGAATCAGTTTTGACCGAGTAACTTTAACCATATAACGACCTTAATTTGCTGGTTATGAGAGGGCTTATGGGCATTAGAAGAATGGATATGTATATTATTGTCTGTGATATTTGCGGAGAAGAATTAGAAAATGGGGATGGTGGAATTCTATGTTCTTTTTCAAAAAAAGAAGCTGACAAATATAGAGAAATGAGCGAATGGATAAAAAAGGATGGTAAAATTGCTTGTCCTAATTGTTATGAAGAAATTTAACCGCATAACGACCGCAAATCACCCAGCCGCGCCGTGGGGTTGATAGAGTTTTGGTGCTTATTCGCGGTCGGGTGAATTTGCTTGGTTATGGGAACATGGAGATGATAATGTATGATGGGACAAAAGAAGAAAACAAAGAATTTGCACTTGAAAACATAGCTTTACAAGTTGATCGGATTGACAATCTTTTAGCAGCTATGTCTATACCGGTTGATAACTCGATACATGTTAACGCGCTAAAAGAATCTTTACCAGAAATGAAAAGTAAATTGAAACAAGCTTACTTTGAACTTGGTGGCAAAGATGCATGGACCACATAACGCTAAAGGGTGAGCTGCTGCCCGAGAGATTAACAAAGAATACGGGAAGCCTGTTGCGGTCGGGGCTCTACCCGCTGGTTATATTACGTTGAGGTTAATATGGAAAGTTTAGCTGAAGCATTACCAAAAGAGCAACAAAGAGTCCGTGAAATTTTAAGTTATTACAAAGAAATTCCTGCCGGGCAATTTGGCGCGATTATGATCGAATCAGCTTTGCGCTTTGCAGATAAAGCTGCGGCAAACGGAGACGTTATACAAATGACAAGGGCTTATAAAGCCCTCTGCGAGATAAAGTAAGATAACAGATGGATAAGAGGAAAATATGTCCCAAGAAGATTTGGCCGGCTGGTCCAAATTGCATATTTGAGCTAAAGCGGTTAGATTAGCAAAAGGAGGGGTTTGCAATGAAGAGACACTTGATAAGTATGGCTATAGTAATAATGATTGTGACAGCTGGGGCCGCCGGCCGGGCTGGGGCCGATGACTGCATGCGTTACAATAACCGCAAGGTCTGTCCTGGGGATAGCGCCTTTGATGCGATTACGCTGTTCGGCGAACCCGACAAAAGTGCCGTCGGCGAAGTTAGAGGGCCGCTGGGGAGTCGCAATATCGAGTTATGGATCTATCAACACAAAATGTGGCGCTGGGAATTGACGGTGGCCAATGGCCGGGTCCTGGTGATCAAGAAGGTACGCCTGCGCAGGGTTAGATAAAAACTTCTTCTTAAAGTTACCCAAAAAGGTGTTGAACTTTGCTTCGCCCCCTCCGAAGGGGACAGAGCTCAGAGCGGCTAGGGCGTTTCACGCCCGGCCTGGAGGTCTGTCCCCGCATTAAGACAGCCTGGGTTCAGGGTTTTTAACTTTGAACTCTGAACTTTGAACTTTGAACTGACCCACAGGTCCGCCGTTCGGCGGGCCTTTTTTTTGCCTTTTCCCTTTTTAATTGCAAAAAAACCTCCCTTTTTGAAAATATTATGTCTCTGTTGTCTCTGTTGTCTCTGTTGTCTCTGTTGTATTAGACAAACCCCGCCTTATCCGCCATATTCTCTCTATGGCAATATTTACGATTACAGAGTGTGACGAAGTGTTAGCCGCGTGTAAACAGGCGATCATAAAGGTGCTTGCGGGGCAATCGCATGAGCTCGAAACCGCCGGTTTTCGGCGCAAAGTGACGCGCGCCGATTTACCCGATATCGAGGGCACCATTAAGACGTTTAAGGCGTATCGCGACGAAGCTGACACTGGTTCGACCGGGAGCAACCGGATTAATGTGGCGCGGGTGCGGCGATGGTAAGGGGCGCCAAGAAGAAAACGTCCGTCAAGCCTAGTCTTTTTGATCGGGCGGTGGCGGTAATCAGTCCTGAACGGGGTTTGCGACGTTTACAGGCCCGGCATGCGATTAATGCTCTTGGCCAGCTCGGGAACCGGGTTTCGCGTACCGGTGGCGGTTACGGCGGGACTTTGTCAGGTTGGCGGCCAAAGGTTTTGACGGCTCGGGGTGAAGCTCGGGAGCGGGAAATTATTGCCCGACGCTCGGCTGATCTGGCGGGCTCCAATGCCCACGCTGCGAGCCTGGTTGATGGGCTTCTGAATAATTCGGTAGGTATTGGTTTACGGCCTCAGGCTCAACCCCAACACAAAATGTTAGGGATCAGCCAGGAGGCCGCTTCCGAGGTTGCCGCCCAGGCGGAATGGGCCTGGAAGCTTTGGGGTCGCAGTGCCGGGGCCGATGGCTCCTCGATTATGAATCTCCAGCGCCGGGCTTTCTGGTCGGCCATGGTTTATGGTGAGCACTTAAGTTTACCGTTAATGTTGAGTCCTAAAGAAAGGCAGAAAGCGGATCTCAAGTTCGCCCTGGCGGTCCGCCTTCTGGATCCGGCCCGGCTGCAGACACCGGTCCATTTAACCCGTGCCGCCAATATCTATGACGGTATCGAGCTCGACCAACACTCCCGGCCGCTGGCCTATCATCTGGCCGACCCGCAAGGGGTTAATGCAGTTCTGAAAAAAGCCGATTTTAAACGGATCAGCGCCCGTAAAGGGCATCGCCATAATGTCCTGCACGGGTTTATCGCGAACGAGCCCGAGAAAGCGCGCGGGGTTTCGGTTTTAGCCCCGGCCTTAAAGGCGTTCCGCGATCTGGCCGACTATCTCGACTTCGAACTGGTCGGGGCGATTGTGGCGGCCTCTTTTCCGATGTTTGTGGAATCCGCCAATCCGATGGAAACGGGACGCAGTTTTGCACCGACCGATACCGGTAACAGCAGCACCGGGATTCCGGCTCACCAGGAAGTTGAACCGGGGCAGATCCTTTATGGCCGACCGGGTGAAAAACCCCACGTCTTAAAGAATGAGCGGCCCGGCAACTCTTTTGAAGCCTTTGTCGAGCTGTTGTTACGCTCGGTCGGGGCCGCCGCCGGGATGCCTTATGAAGTCCTGGCAAAAGATTTTTCCAAAACTAATTACTCTTCCGCCCGCGCCGCTTTGATGGAAGCCTGGCGGGTCTTTATCACACATCGAACCTGGCTGGTTGAAACCTTGTGCCGGCCGCTTTACGAGATGGTCTTTGAAGAGGCTTTTTTGCGGGGCATGATTACCCTGCCGCCAGGCGCTCCCGATTTTTACGAGAACCGGGCGGCCTGGACCAACACCCTCTGGATCGGCCCGGCCCGGGGCCATATCGACCCCTTGAAAGAGATGAAAGCTAATACCCAGGGCTTGGAAGCAGATATTATCACACTCTCCGATATCGCAGGGGAACAAGGCCGTGACTGGGAAACCCAGATCACCCAACGCCAACGCGAAAGAGAAATGCAACAGCCGCCTGAACCAGCCGCCGCAGAGGTGGGGACAGACCTCCAGGCCGGGCGTGAAACGCCCTAGCCGCTCTGAGCTCTGTCCCCTTGCGAAGCAGGGCGGAGCGATAGTCAAACTGGCTCGCTGGTTATTCAAGACAGAAGGAAAGAAATAAAATGAACTTAGCTGATATTGTGAACGGACCATGGGCGGTGACACCGCAGATGTTGAACGAGATCCGGGGGATCTATGCGACCCATTTAAAGGGTGACAAGATCGATCTGGAAGCGGTCGAAGCCCGGCTCGGACGGCCGTTGAACAATGAGCCGAAACCTTATCAAGTAGTTGATGGGGTGGCGGTAATCGAGATTCATGGGGTGATCGGCAAGCGTATGAATATGTTTACCCGGATTTCGGGCGGGGTCTCAACCGATCGCGCCCGGCTCGATCTTGCCGAAGCTCTGGACGATCCTGACGTCAGTGCGATTTTACTCGATATCGATTCACCCGGCGGCTCTGTGGAAGGAACTCCGGATCTTTATAATGAGATCCTGGCGGGGCGCTCGGTGATGCCGATTGTGGCGTTTTCGGACGGGACGATCGCTTCTGCCGCCTACTGGTTGGCGGCCGCAACCCATAAGATCTTTATCGCCAATGATGCAACCGTGGTCGGTTCAATCGGGGTGGTTGCCGCGCATCAGGATATCAGCGGGGCGGAAGCTAAAACGGGGGTCAAGACAACGGAGATCACGGCCGGCCGTTATAAACGGGTGGCCTCCAGTTACAAAGCGCTCGATGACGAAGGGCGGGCCGATATTCAGGCGCGGATCGATTATATCTACGGTTATTTTGTCGATTCAGTGGCTGCAGGCCGTGGAGTATCGGTTGATACGGTTTTAGAGAAGATGGCCGACGGGCGGATTTTTATCGGTAAACAGAGTGTTGAAAACGGTTTGGTGGACGGTGTTGCCGCCAAAGCCGATCTTATAGCAAGAATCAAGGCCGGGGAGTTTGACGACCTGGTGCAACCTGCGGCCGGTGTTGTCGCAGCCAACCAAGAGGTAAAAATTATGGATATTGCAAGTTTGAAAAAAGAACATCCTGCACTGGTCGCTGAAATTGAAGCTGAAGCCCTGGCCAAAGCCCTGCCCGAAGCTGAGACTCTGGCGATTACTGGTGAACGGACGCGGGTTTTAGATCTGCACCAGGCGGTTTTTGGAGAAGAGGCCGGGACCCGGTTATCGAGTATTGTTAATTCAGGCGTCAATGCGGATCAGGTTAAAGCCCTGGCCGGAGCCCTGCCCACACCAACGATCGTCGCTCAGGAGAGCCCCTCACGGGCTGAGATCCTGGCCGCGCTCGAAGCTGCCGGGCCGGAAGATGTGGATGGTAAAACGCCGGTTAAAAGCGAGGAAGAGGATGCAGCCCAGGCTTTTGAAACCAAGATCAAGGAGTATCGGGTGGAACATGATTGCAGTCGCGGTAAAGCGATGTCGAAAATGACCCGCGAATGGCCGGAACTGCACAAAGCCTGGCTCGAAAGCAAGCAATAAATCAGTTCAACGTTCAGGGTTCAAAGTTCAAAGTTCAAAACCCTGAACTCTGAACTCTGAACAGATAAATAAGGAGATTTACCATGAATAAAGATAGCAAAACTTTTGTTGCCGGGGCCGCTCTGGCGCAAAAACGCCTGGTTAAACTAGCGTCCGGCGAACTGGCCTACAACACAGCGACCTCGACCGATGACTATATCGGGGTTAATGATTACGCTGTGGCTGAAGATGATAATGCCAATGTTATCCTGGCGAACCGGGGGGGCACGGTCGAGTTGACCGCCGCCGGCGCGATTACAGCCGGGGCCCGGATCTATGCCGCCGCCGACGGTAAAGTCCAAGCGGTCCCGGCCGTCGATGCAACTTATCGTCTGGTTGGTATCGCCCTGGTCGCGGCCACAGCGGATGGTGATATTATTGAATGTCTGCTCTGCGGTTGGGCTGAGACCTTAACCGTCACCGGGTCGTAGGGTTGTAAGCTAGCAAAGCCGGGTTTACTAAACGGTAATCCTGTCTATTTACGTTATAAATAAAAGGAGGCAATTATGCCCAGGTTAAAAAGTGCCAACACCCTACGTCCCGATCTCGGGGCTGTAGCCATTGAATATGCCCTCGAGGCAAGCCAGCGCGGCTTTATCGGCGTTGAAGTTATGCCGGTTTTCGAAACCCCTGAGCAGTCCGGTGAATACCCGGTTATCCCGGTTGAATCCCTGCTCAAACTGCAGGATACCAAACGCGCGGCCCGGTCCGCTTACGGGCGCAGTGATTATGAGTTTGAGTCTGCCGATTTCGCTTGTAAAGAGGATGGTTGGGAAGAACCGGTCGATGACGGCGAAGCGAAGATGTACGCCACCTATTTCGACGCCGAAGAGCTGGCCGTCCAGCGGGCTCTTGATGTCGTATTGCGGGCCCAGGAGAAACGGATCGCCACAGCGGTGATGAATACGACTAATTTTTCTGTGAACAACGTTTCGGTCAAATGGACCGCCCCCGCAACAGCGGTGCCGCGGGCCAATATTAAGGCCGCTCGGACGGCGCTGCGCAATGCCACGGGGCTTGAAGGTAATGCGGTGATTCTATCGCTTGATACCTTTGAAAATGCGATGTTGTGCGCGGAATTTCTGGATCATGTCAAATACACCAACCCGGTATTACTGGAAAATTTCGAGACCCAGAAAAAATTGATGGCGCTGTATCTGGGGATTGACCGGGTTTTAGTCGGCAACGCCTCATATGACGCCGGGAAGAAGGGTCAAGCCCTTTCGGCAACCGCGATCTGGCCGACGGCTTACGGGATGGTGGCCCAGATCGGCACTAACGCCCAGGACCTGCGCGAGCCCTGCCTCGGTCGGTCGTTTTTGTGGACTGCCGATACCCCTGACAATGTCGTGGTTGAGCAGTATCGCGAAGATCAGACCCGGTCTGATATCTACCGCGTGCGCCAGTATATGGATGAGAAATTCGTCTGTATCGCGGCCGGTTATCTGTTGGGTAATCTGGCTTAGGCCATTTTTAGCTGCCTCGATGTGGGGACAGTCCTCCAGGCGCTGGCTGCAAGCCGGTCGCTGCTCTGAGCACTGTCCCCTTGCGAAGCAGGGCGAAGCGATGTTTATAGTTGACCGCTTAAACTTAAAGGTTTGTTTCCATGTTTGATATCCAGCTTGAAGGTTTAGACGAAGCCCTGGCCCTGTTCGGTCCTAAAAAGGTCGATAAGGCTCAGGGTCGGGCGCTCAATCTGGCCGCGCGTAAAGGCCGGGTTGAGGCTTCGCGGCGGATCCGCAAGCATTGGAATATCAAAGCTAAAGATGTCAACCAGCGGCTGAAGGTGGTCGCCAAAGCGAACCCCGGGAAGCTTACGGCTGAGATTGTGGCCCGCTCCAGGCCGTTTAGTTTGAGTTATTTCGGGGCTAAGTATTACCGGGGCACGACCGTGCAAACTAAAAAAAGCGGTCGCCGGTTAAAAAGGTCTTCGGGTCGGTCCGGGGTCTATGTTCAGATCCTGCGCGGCGGTCCGCAAACCCATTTGCCGGACTCCTTTATGATCGGGCTCTCATCCGGTCATGTCGGGGTTTTTAACCGTATGGGTAAGGCCCGGCTGCCGATTCGCGAAGAACGAGCCATTACTTTAGCGAGCATGTTTCAGCAGGCTCAAGTCTATGACCCTGCGGTTAAAGTAATCGGCAAGATCTGGGCGGATGAGTTCACCCGCCAGTTAACCCTTTAAAACCTGGGGTCGCTTTTAACCCTGAACCCTGAACCCTGAACCGAGAACTGATCACATGGACCTGCAGGATGATTTCTCTTTTATATTTGAAGATTCTGAAGATAATATCACCATTGACGGTATCGATTGTGACGGTTTTTTTTGCCGTCCGGATCCGGTTCTCGAACCGTTCCACGGCGATGGTGCTGAGGCTGCGACCTTTATTCTGGTCCAGCGTGACGACCTTGAGGCTTTGGGTCAATGGCCGGTTGATGCGCCGGTGGTGGTGGTTGATGAACTTACTTACCGGGTGGTGCGCGATCACGAAAACGGTGGCCATGTTCTACTCTATGTTGAGGAGGCTTAACCCTGATGACTGAAACCGCAACCCTTTTGCAGGATCTGCAAAGCGCTCTGGCTAACGATGCTGAGTTTGTCGCCTGGTGCATCACGACCTTTGACGCGACTCCGGTCATTCAGATTGATGTTCATGATCTGGAGCAGGTTGACGATACCGATTTTCCTTTTGTCGGGCTCTTCGATATCGTCCAGGTAGAAGGCCTGACGAGTCCGCACAAGGAGTGGAATCTCAGGGTTATGGCCGGGGTTCGGAATACCGAGCTGGCCGCGACCACGGTTAACACTTGTAAACTGAAAACCTATACCGGGCGCTTAGAGTCGGAAAACTTACGCGAAGCGATCGCGGCGGCTCTTTTTCGCGGCGGGCTCGGGGCGCAATTAAAAATCGAAGGCTTTCATATTGAACGCAGTTTCCACCCTAAATACTACAGCGGTTTTAATCTGACCGTTGAGAAAGTGAGGATTTAAAATGTCTACACCAAGAGCGATTTTAGCCAGCGGGAATGTCTATATGGACAGGCTGGACGACGATGGCAATCCCACCGGTTACCGGTTGGAGGGGTCGACGGCGGATTTTAAGCTGGCTCCGGAAAATGAAGAGAAGGAAATTTTAAGTAAAGGCCGGGATAACTATGGTGAGTCTCTAGCCACAGTGATACTCCCGGGTAAGACTAAACTCTCATTAACCCTGCAGACGCCGTCAAGTGAAAGTTTCGCGATGGCGGTGCTGGGCGCGGCGACAGCCGGCAGTCAGACGGCAAGCAGCGCGTCAGCGGAAGCGGTGACCGCGATTCTCGGTTATTATGCGGCCCTAGCTTTCAAGAAGGTTTCGGCGGTGGTGGTTAAAGATGTGACCGACGCAACGACTTACGTGCTCGATACCGATTATAGTCTCGATGTCACCACCGGGATGATCAAGGCTTTGGTGGGAGGTGCTATCGCTAATGCGGCGGTTCTGCACGTCTCTTACGATTATGCCGCTTTCTCCTATGCGACAATTAACCCCAACTCAGATCCCTCGGCCCGCTTTAAAATTTTTCTGGCCGGGAAAAACTATGCCGACAGTAAAATTATCGAAGTCACCTGTAAGAAAGTCGGCCTGGCGCTGACCGGTGATCTTAATTTCGGGGGTTCTGATTTCTTAATGCTGGAGCTTGCCGGGACCTGTGAGCTGCCGACCGGGGTCACCCATGCGGTCGATATCCTGATGGAAGAGTAGGGCTAAAAATAAATTAAGATAAATATTTACCATAAGGGGCGGGTTACGGCCCGCCCCTTATTTCTTAAAAGGTTTTATGCGAAAAATTAAAGAGATTGAAATCAACGGCCGGTCGATCACGGTCAGCGAGCTGACGGTTGAAGAGGTTGTTAACCAGCTCGACAATGCCCAAAGTGGTTTGATCGGGATGATGTTCGACGGCCGCTTGCCGATGACCGTGGTTGCCGCCTCATGCGGAATTGTTGAGGATGAGTTCTACACCTGGCACCCGGGGGATATTGATAAGCTGCTGACGGAGGTCGAGACCGTAAACCCTCACTGCGCCCGGCTCTGCAAAACCCTGGCCGAGATCCGGGCCGCACAGCTGGCCAAAGCCTCAGAAGCGCTTGTGTCGGGCTTATCATCAACCGCGTCCATCCCGACCCCTGGGGGCTCGGGTATTCGTTCTTTCTGGAGGTTTTTAAAGCATGGCAGGAAATAGCCAAAAAGAGCTGAAGCTCATTCTTTCGGCCTACGACAAAGGCTTTAAAGCGAGTTTAAGCGCGGCTCGGACCGGCTTAAATAAAACCGGCACCGAAGCTGGGAAAAGCCAGAAGAAGTTTAAGTCTTTGCGTTCTGAAACGGCGCGGTTGACGGGCCACTTAAAAAATCTGGTCGGTGCCTATATCGGGATGCGGGCGATCGGTGGGGTGGTCGGGATGATCTCCGATTTCAACACCGAGATGGCCAAGACCTCGACCATGGCCGACACTTCGACGGCGGCCTGGGGGGGCTTGTCGGAGAAGATTATCGAGATCTCAACCCGGGTGCCGCAGACCGCCGCCGAACTGGCCGCGGCTGAATATGATATTTTGTCGGCCAACGTCGCCCTGGAGGACTCGGCTCGGGTTCTGGAGTTATCGGCTAAAGCCGCCGTCGCCGGGATAACCGACACTAAGACCGCGGCCAAGGTCGGGACCTCCGTCATCAACGCCTATGGGCTTGATATCGATAAGCTGGGTGGGGTTTATGACGATCTTTTTACGACGGTAAAACTCGGCAAAACCGAATTTCCCGAACTTGCCGCCGCCATCGGTAAGGTCCTGCCGACCGCGCGCAGCGCCAATGTCGATCTTAAAGAACTTGGTGCCCATTTAGCAACTTTAACCCAAGGGGGCTTAAGCACAGCGGAATCAACGACAGCGCTCAGGGGGGCAATGATCGGGCTGCAAACGCCTACGGATGCTGCCAAGAAGAAGATGGCTGAACTCGGGATCGAATGGAACGGTTTGACCGGAACCATCAAACAGATTGTCGATCTTAATCTCGGGGCTGCAGTAATGCGTGAAATCATCCCCGAAACCGAGGCTCGGAACGCAGTCTTAACCCTCTCGCAAAACTTCGGCAAGCTCGAAGAAAATCTTAATAAGATGAAGAATACGGCCGGGGCGGCGGAAGCCGCTTATACGAAGATGGCCGTAACCCTTGAAAGTGAATTTCAGTTGATTAAAAATGCGCTGGCCGCGGCGGTTATTGACAACGATAAATTCAAAAAGTCGCTTGATAATCTGTTGAAAAAGGTCTCAGAAAGCAAAGAGGGTCTGGCCGCCCTGGTTACTATACTGATTGACTTAAGTGAAAAGCTTGTCAACGGGGCCGCCAGTATCGGCATCTTTATCGATGCGACCAACGAGTTACTTGAGCAGGCCACGTTGCAGATTGGGATCCATGGTCAGCAGGCTGAGGCCATGGGTAAACTGGAAGCCAAAATGGGGGCCGTTAATGAAGCTACCGGTCTCCAGATTACAACCTCGAAAGAGCTGGTTGAGTTAGTCTCCGCCGGGGTTATAGTCTTTGATGAGCTGCAGGGCAAAGTCTTGGTTAATGCCCAAAATCTAAAGCTTTATAATGAGGGCTTGTTGCTGGTCGGCACGTCCGTCAACCTGGCCGCCGGCTCCCAGGCGGCTCTATGGAAGAAGGCCGCTAAGACGAATGAAGTCCTGGTCGAACAGAAATCGGATATGGCAGCGGTTGGGGCTGAGATTGCAAAACTGGTCACGGATGAGTCGCAGCTGATCGGGACTGAGGGAAAACTACAAGGTAAGCTTAAAACCAGCGTCGACAAATTAAAAGCCGCAGCGTTGGCCTGGAAGAAGGTCGGGGATTACGCTAAAGAGACCCGGAAAAAGCTTGGTTTGGCCGGAGATAAAGCGGTTGAGGCCGGGAATAAGGGTAAAAAGGGAGCTGAGGTCTCTGAAGATGGCTGGAAATCTTTAGAGACCCAGGTGGAGCAAACGGCGGATAAATTGAAAGAGGAGATCGCCGGGATCTCGTCGGAGATCTCCGCCGCCAAAAAAGAGCTTACCGGGTTGGAACGCTGGCGCGAACAGACGAAGCGTACCGAGTTCAATGCTTCGGCATCCTCAATTGTAGACTCGGTTAAAAATGCCGACCCCTTTACTATCCAGAAAGTAATCGCCCAGCAAAATGATATTATTAATTCACAGAGTAAATGGTTAGGCACGGACGATAAAGCCGAAGCCCGCTGGATAATCGACAAACTCCAATTAGCGATGACCGGGGTTGATTGGCGCGATGAAGAGAACACGTTAGCCCTGGATGCCAACACGAAGGCTATTAATGGTTTCTATGATATTTTAAAGGTCTATGACACGCAAATGCCGGGCTTCGCACCCGGTGGGTTCGTCCCCGGCTCTGGCTCCGGCGATACGGTTCCGGCGTGGCTGACTCCCGGCGAATTTGTCATTAAAGAATCGATAGTCAGCGCCCTGGGCGCCGATTACTTCGCGGCCCTTAATGGCGGAATCTCGATTCCGCAAATCAATCTGCCGGTGCAAAAGTTTGCGGCCGGCGGTATGGTTCAGGATGCGGCCAAGACGATTAATCTAAATTTTAATATTGGCGGTAAACAGGCGGTGGGCGCGTTCGAAGAGAGCAGCGCCGCGGTCCTGATTGCGGAATTGGAACGCCAGCAGATGGTGGCGCTTTAAATCAGTTCAGAGTTCAAAGTTCAAGGTTCAGAGTTAAAACCGCGAACTTTAAGCTCTGATCCCAACTTTGAACTCTGAACCCTGAACTATGAACTGAGAACTGAGGTCTTATGAGTATTGTTGCGGCAAATGTAAAATTATATAAATCCCAGGAGATGAACGACAACGACAACGGTGGCGGCGTGATGACCGGCAGCGAGGTTGCCGATGGGGTTTCCGGTGATCTCTTTCCGTCGATCTCGCGGCTTGATAAATCTCAGGGAAAACTCAACCTGCGCAAAATCTTTGGCAAGATCGATTCCGACAACTCCGACCTTTACGGCGGGGCGCACGCGGTTTTAACATCGCTGTCAACTGATGCTGAGGTTTCGGAGCTGATTGTTAAGTCAAGCGCATTTGAGCACTCAGATGTAGTTGCAGAACTTACTGAGAATCATAACCAAGGAACTCTGAGATCTTATCTGTCAGTAGCTGCCGTCGCCGGAGACACAACTATAGAATTTACTTCCGCTATTCCGTTGGTCGCGGGCGGAACATATTTATTTTACACAACGAAGGAATTTTTTAATGTTGTCTCAGTATCTGGAACAACAGCAACTCTGCTTGGCCCTCTCCATTACAACCATTCCGTGGCATCAACATACAACTATATTTACCCGGCTAAGTTTCCAACGACAGGTCGTTGTTATGGGGTCTCACAACTCTTTTCGGCAGCCAGTTCTGGGCAAAAAGAGGTTGTAGTTGTAAACCCATTTGCTAGGTTATTGCCTAATAACTTTGCCGCTGTACCTGAGTTTGATCCTGCTGCTGATCCTTATGCTCAGGAGATTTTTGGTGCGGGTGACACCGTCCTGTTAAAAGAGGGGGCGACCGAAGAGGAGTGTACAATCTCATCGATCTCCGGCAAAACCCTGACGCTGGTTTCTGACCTGGTCAACACCTTCACCAGCGCTGCTATCTGTTGCTCAATCTGTCCATTGGGCGATCTCCAGGCGGCAAAAGGTACCGATTTCACCCAGGAGACCTGGGATGGATCGACTTTTTCCGATAGCCAGGATGGCGCGGCGGCATCCGGTACGTATAATTTCGCCACCTACCCTCTCTCAGTCAATAACCACGACGCTATCGCTGATCGGATCGGTCTCGACTTTACCTCAGCGACCGCCTTCAATATTATTTCAGAACTCTATGGCAACCTTGGAACCGGGACAACTTCGGCAGATGTGGCCCCGGTTAACCCATTGACCAGCGACCCCTATTTTACACTTGATAAAGATGGTTTCGGGGGCACCTGGCAGGCGGGCAACGTGTTGCGCTTTAATGTCATTGGGGCGCTGGCTGAGGTTTGGTTGGCGCGCTGTATCAATACCGGGGCTTCAGGTACCGGGGCCGATGGCACCGACATTGAACTACGCGGCGATGTGGCGAGCTAGAGATGAATGGCAACTATAACAAAGAGAGCGGCGTTAGCTTGGCTGAGATCGGCCACTGCCGTCGACTTATCAGAATCACTGCTCTGGGGGCGCTCAGCCACCACCGCCGACTGCACCCGGCAGCTTGCTTGGGTTATGCTCAATACACCCGTCAACGGAGCGCCGGTCGAGTTGGTGTGGCGCTGGCTGGTGTCGGGGCCGCCGGCGGCAAAAGAGGTCGTCTGGGGCAGCGCTCTTGAACGGGATATCGAAAAAGCCCTGGCTTGGGTGGTCTGGTCTCCCGGGCCGACTAGAGATGTTGAGATAGCCTGGGCGGCGGTAACGCCGCTGGATATTGATAAAAATCTAAGCTGGGCAGTTTGGAGCGCCGGGCCGAAAGCTATCGCCGAACTCGTTTGGAACGCAGGCCTTAACCGAGACCTGGCCCGCAATATTATCTGGCAGAGCTATGCAGCCCAGAATGCGGCCTGGGCTATAAACTGGAACAGTGCGACGGCTCTCAACCTTAATCGACAGCTGCTCTGGAACAGTTACAGCGCGGCCAATATTGCCAGAGAGATTATCTGGGATGTTAACAGCTTAATCAAGCAGACGACCTCGCTGATCTGGTGGGGCCAATTTACTGGGATCTTTAATATGAATTCGATCACCTTAACCCGCGTTTCTGACAGCCTTGATCTCGAGATCGAAAGTTTTAAACTCGATCTTTCGCGGGACTCCTGGTGCTGGAGTTTTTCGGCGACCACCCGGGATGCGGCAGTCTGTACGGCTCTCGATCCAGAAACCGCAGGCCCGATTGAAGTGGAACTTGATGCCAATGGTTCGACCTGGCGCTTTATTATTGAAGGGATCTCCGAAGGCCGCGACTTTAGATCAGGCCGGGTCTGGCAGTTGCAGGGTCGGAGCCCGGCGGCGGTCTTGGCTGCCCCTTACGCCCTGCCCCTGACTACGGCTTGGACTAGCGCCAAGAACGCCCGCCAGATTGTCCAGGAGGTCTTGAGCGGATCCGGTTTTTCCGAGACCTGGAATATTACCGACTGGACGATCCCGGCCGGGGCCCTAGCCGTTGAGAACGCCACCCGGATCGAGATCCTAAGCCTGATCGCTAAAGCCACTGGCGCCGTGATCCAGGTTGATCCGGCGGCGGCGACCCTCGATTTCTCCTACCTCTATCCTGTAAGCCCGGCTGATTTTGCCACTTTGGGCACCGTCGTTAAATGGTTTGCCGAAGATTTTGAGATCAGCGGCGGCTGGACCTGGGAGCCGGTGCCCGGTTACAACTATGTCATCGTCTCGGGTCGGGATCAAGGGGTAATAGTCCACGTCAAACGCTCCGGCAGCACCTGTACTGATATCGCTGAAACCGTGATTGATCCTTTGATCGCCGTCGAGATCGTCGGCCGCGAACGGGGCCGCTCAATCCTCGACCGCGAAGGTTTTAACCGCCGTCTCTACACCCTGAGAACACCCTTTCCAATTCCCGGCTCCGGGCCGGATCTGGTGGTTCCCGGCGATCTCACAGGCGTCGTCGACCCGGAAATTGGTTCCTGGAAAGCCCCGGTTCGCAGTGTCTCTCTGGAAGGTTCATTAAGCGGCGGTTGCTGGCTGACGACCACTCTGGAAAAGGTGCTGATATGAGTAATCTTTATAGCAAATTTCGCAGCCTGGTTGATGAACCCACTTTAAGGGTCGGCGTAGTTACGGTCCATAATGCCGATGGCACCAGCACCCTGGAAGATTATCACGGTTGTGAAATTATCGCCCAGGGCCAGGAGGTGGCGCTTGGCAGTAGCGCTTTTGTCAAAGATAAACGGATCCAGGGCCAAGCCCCGACCTTAACTGAAACAACGGTGTATGTATGAGCTGTACAATTAACGGTATCACGCTCCACGACCAGGCCAGTTGGCTTGATGAATTTTCCTGGTCCTGGATCCAACGCACCCAGAGTTTAAGCCTGAACGGCAACCTCATCACCCAGGCCGCTGCCAAGGTTTCGGGTCGCCCAATAACACTCGATTGCCGCTGGCTCACCCGGGCCATCCTGACCCAACTCGAAGCTTTGCGGGATTCAACCACAACCTCAGAATTTATCGTGATCCTGCCCGGCAGCCGCAGTTTCACCTGTACCTTTATTGCCGTTGAAGTACCGATCGCCGCAACCCCACTGCAACCCCGACCCGAATATGAAGATGAGGATCTCTTTGCCGTGATCCTTTATTTGATAACTGTTTAAAATTTAAAAAAGGAGATTGCCCTAATGAAGAATTTCAAGAGATTCTTTACCTCAAGTCTGATTGTCCTGATGTTGGTCGCCAGCGCCTACGCCACTATGCTACCCCGTGGCGGCGCTCCCGGCTTTCCCGCAATCCAGGTTTTCACCCCCCCTGCAAGCTCCCCGATAGTTACGATCGCTGGGGCTGGGGATGTCACGGTATCGGCCTATTCGGTGATTATGTTCCAAGACGATATCACGATCTACTACGGGACCGACACCACAAACACCTATCTGCTTCCAGCGAATACGCCGTTAGGGATTGCGCCGGGGGTTACCACAATCCACGTTGATACTGGGACGAGTATAATGGTGATGTGATGCGGAAACTAATCTTTGCTCTACTTATATTATTATTCTCCGCTATGACCGGGTTCGCGGCGCTGCGACTCGATCTAGGTATGATCGGCGGGGTTAATCATTCCGGCAATTGGTTCATTACCTCCGACGGTGAAACCTTTAAAACCTCTGATAATATGTATTTTACAGTGCAATAGGAGACCAGGATGAAAAGATTATTAATTGTTTTATTGACGCTGTTTTTTATTAGTCCGGTTTGGGCGGGGCCTGATTACACCAGCTCTCTTACTGGGGCTGAGGTTGATACGGGTATCACGAAGACTGGGTATCTCACTGTAACTGGGACTATTGATTTAGATGGGATTGAGGCCGGAGCAACAGCAAATAGTGCTGATGCAACCCTCCTTAATAGAGATAGCCATACCGGCACCCAGCCTACGGGTACTATTTTAGTTGCCGCAGATGAGCGTATTGTAGGTCGCGTCTCCGGAGCTGGGGGCACCGCCGAAGAGCTTACGCCTTTGCAAGTTTTAACTATGATCGGGATCCAAACCGGCACAAAAACTATAACCTCGGCGGCTATCGATGATTGGTTGGCGGATCCTCAAACAGCAACTGTCACATTAGAAAACACCCTGGCTGACACTGATTATCACGTCATCATAACCCTCGAAGACGCCGACGATATTGCCGCCGTGGGGGTTGTTTATGCATACGATAAATCAACAACTGATTTTAAGGTCGCCTACACCGGCGGCACTGACAATGTTGATATCTGGTATACCGTAATTTACAATTATTAAGAGGTGAGTTATGCAATATATAGCAACTGATCAACCTGGGGTGGTGATCCCGGTCAACCCCGACGGAGAGCCGCAATGGGCGATTAACCCCACTTGCCCACAATGGGCAACATACGAGCAATGGCAGGCGCTACCCGGGAGTGTTTTGTTCCCGGCGCGGCCATCGGAGTTTCATGAATTTATTAACGGCGCTTGGCAGCTGGGAGATCTAAACGAGGCCCGGAGGAGGCTACAAACCCGCAACAAGAAAGCTTGCCGGGGCCATATTTTAGCTAAATATCCAGTCGAGATCCAGCATAGTATGAACGCTGGGGTCTATGGCAGTGAAAGCCTGACGGCTTATCAGGAATTTCTGGCGGCTTGTATTGCCGAAGAAAATCGGGTTTTTGATCTCTTGGAGGCCGCTATTGATCCAACTATTATCGAAACTCCAAACTGGCCGGAGGTGTAATTATGGCTAAACATAAACTTGACCAGGGGACAATAAACAATAAAAAGGCGGCCCGCCTAGCCCTGCAAAAAGAGAAAGATAAAGGTAAAGTTACTAATATGGCCGCTGCATCAGACCACCTAGAACTGATCGAAACAATCCTTGGGTTGAAATAAACAGGAGATTTTATGAGTCATATAATTTCAATACCCGACGCCATGCGGCAGTCGGTAGAAGCCGCCACTGGCGGCAAAAACACGGTTATGTATGATGACCAGGGCTTGCCCAGCATCATGGTTGAGATCCCGAAATTTAAGCTTGAGGACATCGATGCCAGTTTAGGCACGGGTATTCATCCGGCGTTTATTATCGATGGGGTTGAAAAGAACAGCATCTTCATTGGCAAATACCAGGCGACCCTACACGACAGCCGGGCCTGTTCCCTGCCGGGATTTGACCCCGCGACGTCGATGAATTTCGATGCCGCTTTGACTTATTGCGCCAATAAGGGCACCGGCTGGCATTTGATGACTAACGCCGAATGGGCTGCCATAGCTTTATGGTGTTGGAAAAACGGCACGATGCCGCATGGTAACAATAATTACGGGAGAGATACGACTGATAAATTTGAAACTGGCAAACTCATGGTAGCCGGTACTGTTTTGGGGGCCAGCGGCACGGCGCGTACAGCGACTGGATCCGGCCCCGCAACCTGGAGCCATGACCACACCCCCAACGGCATTTACGATCTTAACGGCAACGTTTATGAGTGGGTTGGTGGTTTACGTCTTAATAATGGCGAGATCCAAGTTATCGAGGATAACGACGCCGCCGTCAATACCGTCGACCAGTCATCAACCTCGACTGCCTGGCAGGCTATTGCCGCAGCCGATGGCAGCCTGGTCGCTCCCGGCACCACTGGCAGTCTTAAATATGATGCCACCAATGCCGATGGCTCCGGCAGCGTCCAGGTTGATGATGTTGTAGATAATCAGTCTGATGGGTCAACTTATGCAGCTAATACATTTGAGTCCATAGCGGCGGATGCCGGGATTACAGTGCCAGATAGACTCAAACAATTAGCCTTAGCCCCAGCAGGCAGTGGACTGGGGAGCGATTATATCTACATGCGCAATCTAGATGAGCGTTTGCCGGTTCGGGGTGGCGGTTGGGACTCTGGCACGAATGCCGGCGTCTTCATGCTCAACCTCTTTTACGCTCGCTCGAGTGCGAGCAGCAGTATTGGCTTTCGTCCCGCTTTTGCGATCTGAAATCTGTAAACCTGTAATCTGAATTAATGCGCGGTAGCGCATGGAACTATAATGGAAGAGTTGGTTATTAAACAAAAAGTCGAAGATATGATCGCCTATAGCTACGTGGCACTACGTCAATTTCCTAAATCTGAACGACATGTTTTGTCGCAGGAAATAAGACTGGGTCTGTGGCGGTTGTTGCGGTTGATCATTATTTGTAACCGACGTTATTTTAAAAAGACGACCCTGCAGGATCTTGATGCTGAGCTCGACCTCTTACGCACCCAGGTCAGAATGGCCCACATTTTAGGGTTTCTTCCATTGAAAAAATATGAAGTTTGGAGTCGCGCCCTGGATGAGGTCGGCCGCCTGATCGGCGGCTGGCTGAAGTCTTTTCGGGCGCGGCAATAAGTAGGGTTAGAGATTATATAGCGTTTGCCGGTTCGGGGTGGCGGTTGGTACTATGGCACGAATGCCGGCGTCTTCATGCTCAACCTCAATAACGCTCGCTCGAATGCGAACAACAATATTGGCTTTCGTCCCGCTCTTGCTACAGCCAGAAGTTCGGTTCTCGTAACAGGAGCCGTTCCAGTGCACCTTTAAAAGGATCTCTAATCCCCGGTTTTAAACGACCGAAAAATATAAACAGGTAGTCCGGGATAGTAGGTTTATCCGAACCCTCGTCCTGCCGCCTCTAAAAAGCTGGATCAATTTGCAAATGGCAAAAACGTATAAAGATATTTACCCAAATGTTTACTCTTTCGAGTCGCTCTATGAGGGTTATCTGCGAGCCCGGAAAGGTAAGCGTTACCGGCCCGAAGTTTTACGTTTTACAAAGTGTTTAGAAGAAAATCTAATTCATCTGCAAAATGAGTTGATCTGGAAGATGTATAAAACCGGGCGCTATCGTGAGTTTTATGTGTATGAACCCAAACAACGCACGATTGCCGCTCTGCCTTTTCGGGACCGGGTGGTGCAGCACTCTCTAGTTGCTGCCATCGAGCCCTTATGGGAGAGGCAGTTTATTTTCGATAGCTATGCCTGCCGGATTGGTAAAGGAACCCATGCCGGGGTTGATCGAGCTCAATTTTTTCTACGTCGACAACGTCACCGCTCGGGCTTGGTCTATGTTTTAAAGTGCGACATCAATAAATACTTTGCCAGTATCAATCATAAGGTCCTCAAACAACTACTGCGTCGTCGGATCACGTGTCCGGACACTCTATGGCTGCTCGATGAGATAGTCGACTCAACCCCTGATCCGGGGATCCCGATTGGTAATCTGACCAGCCAATTATTCGCCAATATCTATCTGCACGAGCTCGATGAATTTGTTAAATATGGACTCAAAGAACCTACCTATATGCGCTATATGGATGACTTTATAGTCGTCCATCACGATAAAAGCTACCTGCAGGGCCTGCGCCAAAAAATTGAAACATTTCTAAACGAACACCTTAGTTTAATAACTAATGGAAAGACCCAAATATTTCCGGTTTCAGCCACCAGGGGCCGCGCACTTGATTTTTTAGGTTATAAAATCTGGCCGACGCATCGCCGGTTAAGAAAAGATTCAGTACGGCGAATGCGTCAGAAACTTAGGCTATTCCGCAAAAATAAAATATCTCAAGAGGAGTTCCAGCGATCCCTTAACGCATGGCTTAGCCATGCCGGACATGCGGACACACACAACCTGCAAAATAAACTTTTAAAGGAAATTTAAAAGATGAGAGAGAAAATTCTCAGAGTGGGGGGGCGTTCTTTTTATATGCCAATTATCGAATTTGATGAAAGGAAATTCGATAATGGCCGCCGATAAGGATTGTGATGGGGTTTGCGTTTTCCACGAAAATTATGAAACTAAAGTTAACACCGTCTATGATTGGCATTTGGGAGAAATCGAAAGGCAGAAAACTATGAGTAAAAAAATCGACAATATGACGGCTTGGTTCCGACGTTTGGCACTTACAATTTCTGCCGGGTTGGCGCTGCAGATTTTGATACCATTAATAAGGGCGGCAATAAAATGACCAATCGAGTGATCATCTCGCAATTGATTGAACATGAGGGGTTAAAATTAAAACCCTACCGCTGCCCGACCGGCAAGCTGACGATTGGGGTTGGTCGCAATCTCGAAGATCGGGGCATAACCGAAGCCGAAGCCCTCTATTTATTAAATAATGATATCGCCGAGTGCCTGGCCGATCTGCAGACTATTTTCTCCGGCAGGTTTTGGACACTGCCGGAGATCGTGCGCCGGGTTTTGGTCGGTATGCGCTTTAACCTGGGTGCCACAGGATTCCGCAGCTTTAAAAAGATGATCAAGGCTTGTGCTGGAGAGGATTTTGCTCAGGCCGCCCTGGAGATGCAAGATTCAAAATGGTTTACTCAAGTTGGTGATCGAGGCTCGACGCTAGTTAATATAATGTTGAAAGCAGCATAACCTTCATTGGCATATAGAGTTTAACCCAAAGTAAAATTCTAAAAAAGGAGAACACCATGGTTAACCAAATAAAACTAAGCCTGGCACTACTTATTCTGACCACCCTGTTAACCGGTTGTTACGGTATGCGGCCCGAAATGTACCAGGCCCGGACGGCCTATTACAACGCCCAGGTTGCCGCTTATCAAGCTCAATCAGCCCAAGCTCAACAACCATTATTGTCAATGACCACAACTGATGGCAGTAAGGTTAGTGTGGCCAATCCGATCCCTGTAGCACTGCCTGTTGTCCAGCAGGAGCGTAACGGCTGGGTTGATTTCGGCAAAACTATTATAAACTCTACACCGTTGTCAATACTGGCAGGGGGCTGGTCAGCATCGAAACTGCTTAAATACTCAACCGGTGATGTTAATATAAATGGTGACGGAAATACCGCGAGCCCGATTAGTAACTCGTACAACACCAAAACTACTGATATCGCGTCTACAGGAGACGACAGCACTCTTGACCAGCATGCCGACAGCAGCGACAATAGTAGTGTTGATAAGAGCGACAGTAGCGATAACAGTAATAATAGCGACAATAGTGATAACAGTAGCGTAGACAACAGTGATAACCGAACTGATTATGACAACCAGACGGCAACTCCGACAATTGTTGAGCAGCCGGCACCAGTGATTGTAGACCCGGTTATAGTCAATCCCAAAGTTGTCAATCCAGTGGTATTAAATAATAACTAAACGCGCTCAGTGGCAACGCTGGCGGCGGTAATTATCGCGGAGGAGCTGGAAATATGGATATCCCAAACGTAAACATAACTGTCCCGGATCTCGATGACAAGTCGTTAGTGATCATTGCTGTAACGATTATCGCATGTTGGGCAAGTTGGGTGCTGAAAGATAACGTTGCGGCAATCACTTTGATTGTTTCAAATGCTTTTTCTGGGTTGTTTGGTATCGCCGTCGGCAGAGCCTTGCCACCTAAAGTGCCATGATCTATGTTCTTAATTACGCAGGCCTGAGCCCGATCAGTGCTGGCATTCAACTGGCCACCTGGTCGCGGTTTAGTCATTCAGCCATCGCCAATAAATCCGGCCTAACTGTCGAAGCCTGGCATATCGGCGGCGTCGACCTGGCCGCCGATCCGTGGGAGAATCATACCCTGGGGACGCCGGTAATCATCTACAGCCTCGATATCTCTGAAGCCGTGGCCGCTCGGATCTGGGATGCCGTTTGCGGCGAAATCGGTAAAAAGTACGACTTCCGCGCCCTGGCCGGGTTTATCCCTGCAACCCGTTGGCTCTGGCGTGACGATTCTGAAAAATGGTTCTGCAGTCACTTGAGCGCCTGGGCCTGCAAAAAGGGTGGGTATCCCCTGTTTTCCGAGCAAACCAAGCTTTATAAGATCAGCCCCGGCCTGATCGATACCAGCAGTCAACTTAAGATTTTGGGTGTTGTGACAGACTTTAAAGAGTTTAGGCAGGAGGTAAGGGAAGAGACAGAAAAAAACACAAGCAATACCACCTAG